AAGTTTTGTGTCAAACCTTGAGCGAATGGATTTGCAACCATGCCGTAACGAGTCTTGAAACCAATTTTAGGTTGGAATGTGAACTGATCAACTGCACGAACCATTTGTAGAGGAACGTATGGGCAGTAGAACAAACCAGCATCATAAGGAGAAGAACCCTTGTAACCGATTGTTACCAATTCTTGGTTAGATGTGTAACCACCGAAATATGGATCGATATACACTTTGATACGACCGTGTAACAAACCTGCAAAGGTGTTACCAGTATCATCAACTTGCAAATCAGCTTGTAGAGCAGGTGTGTAAGAAAGAACACCAGCCATCGCCATAGCAGATGCAACGTCTGAAGAAACGATCAGAACGTTACCCTTACCACGACGAGTTTGCTTTGCAATAACGTTAGCATCACGTTCGATTTGGAAAATCAAACCTTTGAAACGTTCAACAGACCAACGACCGTTAGAGTCAGTGTCTAAGTCAAAATAACCAGCAGTTGTTGTACCGTATTGAGCACCAGCTACAGCAGTTGTGTAGATAGTACGGATAACTTCACGGTTAATTTCAGCAAGAATTTCTGTAGACAGAATGTTAGACAATTCTGTTTCAGCATCAAGACCATGAATTGCTTTCAAGTCTTGTGCAAGTTCTAGAGAATATTCTGCCTTTAATGCACGAGATTGAGCGGTAACAGTAACTTTTTCGATTGAGAAAGCCATTTGTTGGAAAACCGCACCAACGTCAGAACCCAAAAGTTCAGCTTGTGCTGTTGGAATACCAATACCAGTTGTTGTTGCCAACGCTGCTGGATTTTGGAAGTTGTTTGCAGTATCAGATGCAAGTGTACCTTGGAAGCCGTATGGGTTTGCTGCTGATGTTAAACCAGAGAAAACTGTGTTAGCTTCATTGAAGAATGCTTCTGAGTTTGTGTTAGCTTGACCGGCATAACGTGCGCGCATTGCGAAAATAAGACCTGTAGGTCCTGTCATTGGTTGAACACCAGCAACATCATAAGCGATCAAGTTAGGTAATGCACGACGAACCAAAGAGATTAAGATTGGGTCGAAGTTAGATATACCGCCTTGAACGTTTGTAGGACCTGTATCTGATGTTTCCATCAGTGCTACACGATCTTGACGCATTGCATTTTGTTGATTTTCTAATACAAGTGCGGTAACCGCTTTCTTGTATGGATCTGAAATTTTATCTAGTTCTGGGTGTTCCAGAACAGGTTGCCATTTCTTTTGTAGTTCTTCTGTCATGTACATTTGTAAGTCTCCTTAATTTGGTATAAATTTATTTATAAAATTTTTATTTATAAAATTATTTAACCAGTGTTTGTGAAATTGTTTTGGCGTATGATTCAATCAAAGCGTCACCAGTACCATTTGCTGATTTTTTAGGTTCTTCTTCAATTAAAACCTCATCATCTAGTGCAGCATTATTTGCAGTAACTACACCACTCTTGAAATAAGATTCTTTAAGAGTTGTTAGTTTTTCTACAAATTCCTCTTGAGTAGAAAATTCAACACTTTCTGCAAGTGCTTTCATTTTTTCTACTTGAGTCTGCGACAGGCCTTCACACACTGCGTAGATAGCCTCAAATTTCTTTTGTTCATTCAATTCTTTTGTTAATTCGATTGAGTGATTAATTTGTTCATTTAGAGAATTTTCAAGTTCTTCTATTTTTGTTGTAAGTTCTTCTACAACATCAACTTTTTCTTCTGGAATATCGATGTAGTGTTCAATGAATAGATTACGTAATCCACCGATAAAATCTTCAACTAATTCTGCACGTAGACCTTTTTCTATAGCTAATGCATTATCTGTTGCCCATTCATTTACCATGTATGATAGATAATCATCAACTTTAGATGCTAAATCTTCTTTGATCGATTCTAGTTGTTCATCAAAATGTTCAACTAATTGTGATTCAATATGTTCAGCCATTTGTTGCGCACGGGAAATTACTGCTGCTTCAAAAATTGTTGTAGCCTTTTCTTTGAAATCTTCAGATAAATTTTCACCTTGAAGTAAAGCATTTACGTCGGCTGACATATCTAAGCTTTCACCATAAGATTGAACACCCACAGCAGATGTTTTGCTGTATTGTTTTGGCATTTGTTGATTAGCTAATTTAGCAGGAACACGATCACGAATGTTTGCATAATCTGTATCTGATTGTTGTACAGGTTTAACTAAATCTTGGCGACCTAATTTTTGACCATTAATATCAGGTATTGCTGCACCTACGCCATCTTTTTGACCGCCCACAGGAGGTGTTGCACCCGGTGGTACTGCATGTGGTGTATTTTTTGTGAAATTAGGTAATTCATCATCAGTTTGTGTTGGTGATCTGCCGATATCTCCGGCATCATTTGTTCCATAAGCCGTTTTTGAATTTACACGATTAATGCCAACTTCATTACCGATATCTGGGTTACCTGTACGAGAACCTCTTTTTGAAGCGATGTTAGCATTAAAGGTTTCTTTTGATCCTTCTAGAATTGCAACAGCGGCTTCAGCTAAATTAAATTGCTTTGTCATTTGAAAATCTCCTTGATTTTTTATATTGGATATTTATATTTAAATATTTTTCAGAATGTTATTGAATATTTGTAAACTTACTCTTTCAATATCTTTCATAGATGCCTTTTGTACCAATTGTTTTGCATTGTATTGATCTTTTTCGGTCCATACACCATCAACTAGCATCCATTCTTTACCTTCCATGATACCTTGTACGAAGGCACCTGGTGCCGATGGATCGGCTACTATATCCGCCGCTGTGGCAAGATAAAAGTCATCTTGAACAATGTTAACACCATTAACATTTTTCAAAGAACCCATTCCTCTTGAAGATACACCTAATTGGCCACCACCTTCAATAAGTTGTCTTGCGATATTTCCCATGGGAGTATCTAATATTTTTGCTTTACCTACCCACTGATTACCATCCTCTTTTAAGCCAACTATTAAATGTGACACTCTATCTAAATTTATAGACGGTGTTTCTGGATGGCCTAATTCTCCATAGGCTCTATTTTTGCTTATGTATTCTTCTGTATATCTATGAACTTCTTTCCTTAAAGTATTAAATTCATATAATCTACCGTTACGGTTTTTTTCTCTCAGAAACTAAAAATGGACCCTCAATAAAGAGGGATTTTTTACCATCTTTTTCTTCTACAAGATAAGATACAGATTCTGTTATTTCTTTTATTAGTTTCATTTTATACCTTAAGGTCTTAAACCATATGAACCATAATTGAATGCTGCTGGATCATTAAATTGACCGCG